CCATGTCCCAAAGGATAAACATGGAACCAGAAGTTAAGAAACGTGGTCGAGGTAGGCCCAAGAAGGGTGAGATTGTCGCCGTAAAGAAAAAGAACACTGGGATTATTGGTCGACCAAAGGGTGACACAGCGATCATCAACGAGTACAAGGCTCGGATGCTGAACTCCCCCAAGTCAGCTAAGGTGCTTGAGGCCATTTACGATGCTGCTTTGAATGACGAGCATAAGAACCAAGCAGCAGCCTGGAAGTTGATTGTCGATAGGATTGTGCCTGTATCGATGTTTGAGGCGTCTAAGAACGGTGGTAGTACCCCAAGTATCTCCATCAACATTTCAGGTCTCCAAAGCCCTTCTGTGGACCTTGGTGAGCAGGTTATTGATGTGACTGACGTGGAAGTGAAAGACTATGACCAGTCTTAACTTTCAACTCCTCAAATGGCAGCAGGAGGTGTTTGGATCTAAGAAACGATTCAAGGTGGTTGCAGCAGGGCGTCGATGTGGTAAGTCCAGACTGTCTGCTGTTACCTTGTTGATTGAGGGATTGAATTGTCCTGACGGCTCAGCGGTGATGTACATCGCTCCAACGCTAGGACAAGCCCGGAGTATTATTTGGGATTTGCTACACGAGCTCGGTAGGCCAGTGATTAAGTCCAGTCATGTGAACAATCTGGAAATAACTTTAATCAACGGTAGAAAGATACTCGTGCGTGGGGCTGATAACCCTGATAGTCTTCGTGGTATGTCCCTGACGTATGTCGTCTTGGACGAGTGTGCGTTTATCAAAGAGGATGTATGGCAGAAGATTATTCGTGCTTCGTTATCCGATAAGAAAGGTCGTGCGTTATTTATCTCAACGCCCTCTGGTCGTAACTGGTTTTATGATGTTTTTAACCTAGGACAAACAGATAACGAAGAGTGGAATAGTTGGCACTTTACCACTAAGGACAATGAAACCATTGATCCAAAGGAAATTGAGGCTGCACAAAAGACTCTTAGCTCCTTTGCCTTCAAGCAGGAATACCTAAGCTCCTTTGATACCGCTGGTGCTGATGTCTTTAAGGAAGAGTGGTTCAAAGAAGCTAAGGAACCTCAGTTTGGAGCTTACTACGTTGCTGTGGACTTGGCTGGATTTGAGGACGTAGCAAAGAATGCTGGAGCATCCAAGAAACGTTTAGATGAGACTGCTATTGCTATTGTTAAGCTTTTGGATAACGGTGATTGGTGGGTTCATAGCATTGAGCATGGTAGATGGGACATTAGACAGACTGCTGTCAATATCCTTAAAACCATCAGGGATTTCCAACCGAGTGCAATCGGTATTGAGCGAGGAGCATTGAAGAATGCTGTTTTACCGTATCTGAATGATTTGATGAGGAAGAACAATATCTATGCTCATATTCATGATCTCACTCACGGAAACAAAAAGAAAGTGGATCGAGTTATCTGGGCGCTACAGGGACGCCTTGAGCACGGTCGAATCACTTTTAATGAGAACGAAGATTGGACTGAGTTTAGGGATCAACTCATCATGTTCCCTACCTCTGGTGTGCATGATGACCTAGTGGATGCTTTGAGTTATGTGGATCAGTTGGCTGTGGCTAACTACAACGCTGACTACGAAGAAGATGAGTTTGAGATCCTTGATCCGATTGCGGGGTACTAAATGATTAAACGTGGAAAAGAGGAGTTTGCTGGTTACAACAAGCCTAAACGTACTCCAGGTCATCCAACCAAGTCTCATGCTGTTTTGGCTAAAGACGGTGACGAAGTTAAGTTAATTCGCTTTGGACAGCAAGGCGTTCAAGGTTCTCCTGATGGTACGGCCCGTAACAAGGCTTTTAAGGCTCGTCATGCTGCAAACATTGCTAAAGGCAAGATGAGCGCTGCGTACTGGGCTGACAAAGTTAAATGGTGAAAGGAAATAAAATGGCTGAGTTTTTGACAAAAGATAGTTACGATTATCGTATGCGGGAGCAAAATGCTCGTCGTGAGCATTATAAAAATCAAGCTGAATATGCTAAAAAACAAGGTAAAAAAGCAGAATACGAGGCTGCTAATAAGATGGCTAATGATGCCGAACAAGAAATGGAAAATATTCAGCAACGTGTATATAAAACAAACAGTAAAGCTCAATATCAGCATGAGCGAGAGCAAGGTGATCCAAATGCACTGCAAATGTCTTACGAAGAATGGAAAAAACTTTAAGGACTTCTCATGGAAGAAACTGAATTTGAAGGATACGAGGAACCGAGCGAGACTGAGCGTGACTTGGTTAGCTTTGTTATCGACCATACCAACCGTTGGCGTGATTATCGGGATGTGAACTTTCTCCCTGACTGGGACGAATACGAGCGCATCTTCCGTGGCAAGTGGAATGCTTTGGATAAAACCAAGGAATCTGAACGTAGCCGTATTGTGTCTCCTGCAACGCAGCAAGCGATTGAGACTCGTCACGCCGAGGTGATGGAAGCTATCTTTGGTCAAGGAGAGTTCTTTGACATCAAAGACGACATCATGGATGTGAATGGTAATCCTTTGGATGTTGAGGAAATCAAGGCCAAGCTGAACGAGGACTTGAAGCAGGACAAGATCATCAAGGCTATCGATGCAATCGAGCTAATGGCTGAGATCTACGGCACCGGCATCGGTGAGATCCTGGTAAAAGAAGTGACTGCCTATCGTCCTGCTACTAAGCCTATCCCTGGCGTGGCAGGCACTGCCGCTATTGGCGTGGAGGAATACAAGCGTATCAGCGTTCCTTTGAAGCCTGTAAACCCTAAGAACTTCCTGATTGATCCTAACGCTGACAGCATCGAGGACGCTCTCGGAGTTGCGATTGAGAAGTATGTCTCCATCCACAAAGTGGTTCAAAACATGGAGAATGGAACCTACAAGAAGGTTGATCTTGGTAGCGATTATGGTAGCCAGGAACTTGAGCCTACGCAAGAGAACTCGCAGTACCAAGATGATAAAGTAAAACTTCTTACTTACTATGGTCTTGTGCCAAAAGAGCTGCTTGATGGTGAGGAAGACAGCGAATACGAAGACTTGTTCCCTGAAGGTTCTGAAGCCGAGGATTACGCTAACTTGGTGGAAGCCATTGTGGTTATCGCCAATGACGGGATCCTACTGAAAGCAGAGGCCTCTCCGTACATGATGAAGGATCGTCCTGTGGTGGCGTATCAAGACGATACGGTTCCTGGTCGTTTCTGGGGTCGTGGAACGGCTGAGAAGGCCTTCAACATGCAGAAAGCCATCGATAGCCAGTATCGCTCCATGCTGGACTCTATGGCCCTCACCACGGCTCCTATGGTGGCTATGGATGCTACCCGACTGCCTCGTGGAGCTAAGTTTGAGGTTCGTCCTGGTAAGTCTATTCTAACCAACGGAAACCCGTCAGAGATCCTGATGCCGTTCAAGTTCGGGCAAACCGATGGTTCTAACGCTGCTGCGGCTCAGAACTTTGAGCGTATGCTGCTCCAGGCGACTGGAACGGTTGATGCTTCTGGTATGCCCTCTAACGTGCCCCGCGATGCTGGCGCAAGCGGCATGAGCATGGTGTTGGCAGGAATTATTAAGAAGTACAAGCGTACCTTGAGCAACTTCCAGGAAGACTTTTTAATCCCCTTTATCAAGAAAGCAGCCTTCCGTTATATGCAGTTTGATCCCGAGCGTTATCCGTCCGTGGATATGAACTTCATTCCGACTGGTAATCTTGGCATTATTGCTCGTGAATACGAACAACAGCAGTTTATTGGTCTTCTGCAAACCCTTGGACCGGATACTCCTGTGCTTCCGATTATCCTGAAGGGTATTTTGGCTAACAGTTCTCTGTCCAACCGAGCCGAGTTGATGCAGGCTTTGGACCAGATGAGTCAACCCAACCCGCAGGCTCAGCAGGCTGCTATGCAGGCTCAGCAGCTTCAGCAGGCTCTTACCCAGGCTCAGGTGCAGGAAGTGTCTGCCAAGGCCGCTAAAGAGCAGGCAGAGGCTCAAAAGACGCTGGTTGAGGCTCAAATGATCCCTGAAAAGCACCGGGTTGACGTAATTCAGGCCGCTGCAACGAATATTGACAAGAGCAGTGACTTTGAAAAGCGCCTAAAACTGGCTGATGTGATGCTAAAAGAGAAGCAGGTTAACCTAAAAGCAGCCGATATTGCCTCAAATGAGCGAATTGCTGCTCTACAAATGATGAATCGATCAAAAAAGGCTTGACAAGTACTACTTTTTAGTATAAGATTCGTTAATTATTAACAACTAAGTTCTCCTTATGGACAAAGAACTACAAGTTTATTACGAAGAAACGTTTTCGATGATGTCTACCAAAGGGTGGACATTGTTGATGGAAGATTTCCAAGCATTGAAGGCTAGTTTAAACGATTTATCTACTGTCGCGGACACACAAGAGCTTTATTTCCGTAAAGGACAGTTAGATATTCTTAATCTGGTTCTCCAACGCAAGGAAGTATGTGAGAAAGCTTACGAGGAACTTCAGATTTACCAAGTATGAAACGTATATTTGAGTTCTGCTGTGAGGATTATCACGTAACCGAGGCTTATGTTGATGAAAGCGTCCGAGTCAGGGCTTGCCCTATCTGCTCACAAGACGCCAAACGCATAATCTCACCTCCGATGTTTAAGCTTGAAGGGATTACAGGTCAATTCC